AGGCATTGCATTGCCATTTGATAAAAATAATTTTACATTCCCAATAAAAGGAGAAACTGTTATTATTCTAAAAATAGAAGGTGAAACATTTTACTTGCCATTCTCAAATGTCCCATATCCAAATTATAGAGAAAAGGCATCTTTAAAAATTACAACCGAACTCATTAAACCATCCAATTCGGATAATGCTGCAGTTAATGCAACCAACCAAGCTAAAACAGGAGCCGGTTATAGTACAACACCAAACACTTTACAAAAAGAAAACAGAGGTGGTTATATTGTAAATGAAAAAATTAAATTTCTAAATCCAAAAAATGGTGATACTATCATTAGTGGTAGAGTTGGTAACACAATTCGTTTTAGTGAATTCTTTTTAACTGAGGATGGTAAAACATCATCACCTGGAATATACATTCGTAATAAACAAAATCAAGAATTAGATTCAAAACCAATAGGCACATTAGTAGACGAAGATTTTAATAAAGATGGTACTTCAATATACATAACATCAAATAAAGCAAAGATTCCATTTAAAGAAACTACAAAGAAACAAAAAGTAGCATTCAAAGATTTTCCATCTTCGGATAAATTAAAAGGTGACCAATTGTTTGTGAATTCGGATAGAATAGTTCTTTCAGCAAAAGCATCTGAGTTTGTAATATTTGGAAAAGGAAATACTGGAGTTATAACCGATGGTAGATTTACGGTTGATTCTATTGGAGATACACACATTCATAGTAATAATAATATTGTATTACAAACAACTAGAAATATTATTTTTGGAACAGAGGGTACAGGAAATATTTGGTTAGGTGGAGTAAAGCCAAACAAAAGCCAGGCCGGGGAAGATTTTCAAAAAATGGTAATGGGTGGTGAACTTATAAAAATACTTGAAGATATTTTAGATGAGTGCACAAAAATTGCAATCCCAACAGGAGTAGGCCCATCAGGATTTCCAGTAAATTCTGCAGCATTCAAAGCAATAAAAGGAAAACTTAAAGTTATACTTTCTGCAAGAAACTATTTAAGCAAATAATATAATGTCTTGGACGATTTATAAAATTAATGTACTCAAATCTTTAATTACATTTCAATATGCTAATGATATGGATGGTATGTCCAATTTTATAGCAGAGGAATACGACAGATGTATTAAAAGAGGTGGTGATATGATTTATGGAGTTCCTGTTATAAATGGAAATGTAACAGGTATGGCAAACACGATAAAAAGAGCTCTGGAAAAGGGAGTTGCATTAGGTGGAGAAAACTATAATTTTTTAGCAGAAATATATCCTACGGCTTTTGATGAATATTGGTTAGGTGCAGAAATGGCACCGATACCAAATCCATTATTAAAACCATTGGGATGGCCGTCTACACCTCCAGCAATAGGAACAATTAAAAACTTAGGGCCCAATCCAATATCTTTAGCATTGTCAGCAGCTGCACATAAAATCTTAAAAGAAACTTTAAAAAAATTAGAAGACGAAATTAAATCTTTAACAATAGAAATTGAAGAAATTGGTAAAATAAATGTCTATGATACAATTATTAAAATTTTAAAAAAAGAAATAACAAATCCAAAGATATTAAATCATCCAATAATAAAACAAGGAAAAGAAGTTATTCAAAAATTAAGAGAAGCTAAAAAGAAAAAAGCTAGTATTGGTAGTCAAATAAAAAAAGCTATAAAATTTCCATTTCCAGAATTACCAAAAAGAAGTGAAATAATAAAAAAAGCTACAGATAAACTAATAGAGGAAGCTACTAAAATTATAGAGGAAACTATAATAAAACCAATAGAAGAAACCATACTTACACCAATATATGCGGCAATAGAAACTGCAGTTAATATTGCAGATAATTTACCAAAAAAGCCAACAAAGGAGGAAATTAAAAAATATGTTAAAGATACTATTGAGGGATTAATTCCTGATTTTGACCTGCCAGGTTTGTCTATTCCCAAAATACCTACTAAGGCGGAATTGAAAGCTTTAATAAAAGATAAGATACCAACTAAGGAGGAATTATTGGCAATGGCATATGATTTAATTAAAGATAAAATTCCAGAAATTCCAAATATATGGTTTATTCCACCAACATTTGTATTTTCATATCCAACAAACATATTATTAGACCCATTTGTTAATATTGCAAAGTTTCATTTAATAGGGGTAAGTGGAACGATGTCAGTTATGGCACAATATCCACCACCTGCCCCACCCGCACCTGCAATTATAAATTGGACTGGGTATAAAGTTATTGGATAAATTATTAAATCAAATATTTATTACTAAAACATACATAAAACAATTATTATGAAATCAGAAATTTTACTAACTTTAATTAAAGAAGTTGTTAAAAACGAAGTTAAGTTACAAGTAAAAGAAGAACTTGTTAAACTTATCAAATCTGGTGCAGTTACATTAAACTCACAAAAGAAACCACCTACTCCGTCATTGAGAGAGATGACAGAAGTTACTCCTACACCGGTTAAAAGACAACAACCTGTTCAACAAACACAAAGACCACAAAAGGAATTTACTAAAAATGCAATGTTGAATGAAGTATTGAACCAAACTCAACCATTCACATCTGCACATAGAGCAGAAGGTGGTACAATGGGTGGTAGTAGTGTATTAGATATGATACAACCAACTATGCAAATGGATGAGGAATGGAATACGATGGATTTTAGAGGAATGGAAACTCCAGAAAACATTCCACAACAATTTGAATCAACCGGAGATGGATTACAAGATGCAACCATGAAAGCATTGACAAGAGATTATACAGAATTAGTAAAAAGATTTAAATAATGGCAATAGAACTTGGTAAAGTTAATGTTACCGATTTAACGGAAAATGACTATAAAATACTTGGTATTGGAATAAATAAAAGTTCCGATAGGGGTGGAATATTTGCCGTTAATTATACAACATTAACCCAAGCTAAAGATAATTTAAAAAATCTTATTTTAACTAGAAAGGGTGAAAGAATTATGAACCCTACTTTTGGTTGTGATATATATAATGTGTTATTTGAACAATTAGATGGTCAATTGATAGAAAATAAAATTGAATCTACTATATTAGATGCCGTATCCAATTGGTTACCCTATTTAAACATAGATGAAATTATATTTGACTACGATGATAATGATATTGATAATAATAGAATAAATTTAGAAGTAAAATTTTCACTAGTATCTAATTCAAATTTAGGAGAATCGGTACAAATAACTATAAATAATAATTAATAAATAATGGCACTTAAACCTTTAGATAAGAGTTGGGGAAATGATAAAAAATCAATATCATATGTTGGTAAAGATTTTGCAACATTAAAAGAAAATCTTATTGAATTTACTAAAACATATTTTCCAAATACATATTCTGATTTTAATGAGTCTTCTCCTGGAATGGTATTCGTTGAACAGGCTGCAGCAATCGGTGATATGTTATCATTTTATCAAGACACTCAATTAAAAGAATCCTTATTATCGTATGCTTCTGAAAGGAAAAATGTAATGGCATTGGCACAATCTATGGGGTATAAACCAAAAATAACAACACCAGCTGTTACTACATTAAATGTTTATCAAATAACTTTAGCTAAAAACGATGCAACATACTCTCCTGATGAATCTTACTATTTAAAAATAAAAGATGGTATGGAAGTTGAATCTGCAACTGATTCAAATATAATATTTAGAACAATTGATAATGTAGATTTTTCAAACGCAACGGATAGAGAAATAGATGTATATGAAAGAGATGGTAGTGGTATACCAACAAAGTATTTAATTACTAAAAAAGTAAAAGCAATTTCGGCCGAAGAAAAAATAACATCAATTCAATTTGATAACGATACCGATTATCCAACAAAAACAATATCCGATACTAATATAATATCAATAACATCCGTTGTAGATAATGATGGTGCTAAATATTATGAAGTACCTTATTTGGCACAAGAAAGTATATTTGTAGAACAACCAAATACAGAATCAAATGGTGGAAGCTTAAGTGCATCATCTACAGTAGTACCATATATTTTAGAAGTACAAAAAGTACCAAAAAGATTTTCAGTAAAAATAAATTCTGATAATACAATAGATTTACAATTTGGAACAGGTAACAATACATCCGATGAAAGATTATTACCAAACCCAAAAAATGTTGGATTGGGTTTAGCAAATTCAATTACTAGATTAAATCAAGGTATAGACCCATCTAATTTTTTAAAAACAAATACATTTGGTTCGGTTCCTGTGAATAAAACATTAATAGTTAGTTATTTAGTTGGTGGTGGAATATTATCAAACATAAATACAGGAGATTTAACAAGAATTAGAAAAATAGAATTTGAAGAGGATGATTTATCAATAGATACTGCAAACATATCTACATATAATCAATTAAAAAATAGTGTGGCGATTGAAAATATAGAGGCAGCAACTGGTGGTAGAGGTGCAGAGTCAATTGAAGAAATTAGACAAAATGCATTGGCAACATTTGGTTCTCAAAATAGAGCAGTAACAAGACAAGACTACATTGTAAGAGCTTTGTCAATGCCAGAAAGATATGGTAGTGTTTCTAAAGTATATGTTAGTCCGGATGGTGAATTAGATAACAATTCTCCTAGTTCCATATTGTCAAGTCCACAAAATATTGCAGAGTTTGTAAACGTAGTACAATCGTTACAATCAGCAACTACACAACAAATACAATCAGAATTAGTAAAATATTTAACCCAAAAGAAAACATCGGTAGGTGAAGTAAATAATCCATTTGCAATTAATATGTATGTATTATCTTACGACCAAAATAAAAAATTAACTCTTTTAAATAAAGCAGTTAAAGA